ACAAACGTTGGTGTTTATAAGACCAATCCCAGTGAAAGACTTGACGTATCGGGAAATATAAGAACTGATGGAAGAGTTTTGATTACAGGCACTGATGACGCTACCAGTTTAACTACTGGAAGTATTTCAACTGCTGGCGGTGCAAGTATTACTAAATCTTTGCGTATTGGCGCTGGGTTAAATGTTACAGGAGCCAGTACATTAGAAAATGCACTGCCAAAAACAACAAATACATATAATTTAGGATCCAATGCAGTGCGTTGGAGTAAAATATATGCTGATGAAGTGGTTGCAAATTCTATTACAGCAAATGTCACTGGATTTTTAACTGGAAATATTTCAGGAACTGCAACAGCTTTGACGTCAACTACACAATTTAGTATAGGAGATCAACTAGACGGGTCTAATAATATAGTACAGTCCAGTGACGTGGTAAGTTCCAGCGTGAATTATAATGGAACCACAACATCAGGCAAGGTTGTACTAACAGGCATTATAAGCAGTAGTTTTATTGCAAACAAAACTGAAGCAACTGATTCGTTGTTGTCTGATGAACTATTGATTAACAGAGCTGGATCTCTTAGAAGACTCAGTAAAAATAATTTTGTTAAAAATATCGCAACAGTGCCTGCAGGAGCTATATTTCCATTTGCTGGCATAACAGTGCCAACTGGTTATCTAATTTGTGATGGCACAGAAGTATTGATTTCAACGTACCCAGATTTATTTGCTGTATTGCAATACAGTTACAAAGCATTGAGTTTATTAACAGGTTCTGGAACATTTGCATTACCTGATTTTAGAGGACGGTTTCCTTTGGGATTGGATAACATGTCAAACTCAGGAACAGGCAGTAGTGCGGATAGAGTTACAGATGCTTCCGCTGATATTTTAGGTGGCACAGGCGGAAGGTCTGAAATTTCAATAACACGAAATAATCTTCCAGAACACGTACATGACCTTAAAGGCAATGCTGGACAACAATATTATGCTATTGCTCCTAGATCTGGTAATCCTAGCGACACTAATGCTGAAGCTTCAAATGGTCTAACAGCAGTTGGCCAAGGGCAATTAATGGTAGATAGCGGTGGCGTTTACATGGACGACCTTACATCAACAACATTAAATGTGCCTATTAGCATCACTAATCATTATCAAGCAATTAAGTACATTATATTCACAGGTAGGATTGCATAATGGCATATACAATTAATAAAACAAACGGGTCAATCCTAATTCAACTTGATGATTCTAAAATAGATCAATTAAGCACTGATTTAACTTTAATTGGAAAAAATGTTTCAAATTATGGTGAAGTGTTCAATGAAAATCTTGTTCACTTGTTAGAAAATTTTGCAAACAGTAGCGCACCCAACTTCCCAATAATTGGACAAATTTGGTATGATACAACAGATAGCCGATTAAAGGTATATGATGGTTCTGGATTCAGGACCAGCGGAGGTCCGATAGTATCCAGCATAACTCCAACTAATTTAATCCAGGGTGATTTATGGATTAATAATCAAAAAAATCAGTTGTACTTTTATGACGGATCTGATTTGTTGTTAGCTGGTCCACTTTATACCGATGAACAGGGTATTTCAGGACCTGAAGTGGTTAGTATTTTAGATTCAACGGACAATTTAAAACACGTTGTCAAGTTCTGGGTCAATCAAACACTATTTGGTATCTTTAGCAAAGAAGAATTTACCCCAAAGACTGCAATTAGCGGATTTACTGGAGTAGTAAAAAAGGGGTTTAATGCTTCTACGCTAGAAGGATCTAAATTCTATGTAACAGCATCAAAAGCAGATGCATTAGTAAGCCCAAGTGGTGCTTCTAAAACCACTAATAGCTTTGTAAGTACAGAAGCATCTGGTGGCAATACATCAATGTTGTCAACTTTGACCATACAAAATACAAAACCTTTAGTATTTGGCCCAAATCAAAATAATGAGGTTAGGATTACTAATGATGCGTTTGAGCTAGTTGGTATAACTCCTGGACAGAATTTTAAAATCAAAATAAAAAGCAGTGGTGGAGCAACTCTAGAAGCCATCTCAATAGATGCAATTAATCAGAGAGTGGGTATTTTTAACAGCTCTCCAGCATCAGCTTTGGATGTTACAGGCAGTGTTAGGGTTTCTGGAGATTTGACTCTAACTGGCGGAAATCTTAAAACAAAATGGGCAACAAAAACCAGTAATTATTCAGCAGTAAGTGGGGATCAATTAGTAATTGATACAACGTCAGGAGCAGTCACAATAACACTTCCAACAAGCCCGTCAGTTGGGGACAGTGTAGCATTTATTGATGGGGGTGGCAACAACGGTTTTGCATCATATTCTTTGACTATTGGAAGAAATGGTTCAAAAATTAACAAATTAACAACAGATTTGACGGTATCAACTCAAGGGGCGGCTTTTACACTTGTGTACACTGGTTCAAACAGAGGATGGGCATACAGTAATGTGCCAGTTTAACATAAATATACAAAAGGGGTTAGGGAATGCCTTACAATATTAACAAATATAATGGTAATTTAGCGGCAGTTGTCGAAGACGGAACTGTTGACAATACCTTTGACGTCAAACTCGTTGGTAAAAATTACGCTGGTTATGGCGAAGTTCAAAATGAAAATTTTGTATTTTTATTAGAAAATTTTGCAAATTCTACTGAGCCTGCAAAGAAAACTACTGGCCAAGTTTGGTATGATAGTGCCAACAAAAAGCTGAAGTTTTATGATGGCACCAAGTTTAGAACTACTGGCGGAGCAGAAGTTGGAACCACAGAACCAACGGGACTTTCTGTAGGTGATTTTTGGTTCAACTCAAGTACCAAACAGTTGTATGCATGGAATGGAGCTGGGTTTACTCTAGTAGGGCCACAAGCAGTTGCAGATGCTGGTCTTACACAATTAAGATCTAGAAGTGTAGTTGATGAAAGTGATGCGCCACATGCCATTATTGAAGCTATTGCTAATAATACTACTATATATGTGATTTCTCCTGATGAGTTTACTTTAAAAACAGCAACCAACCCCATTACAGGTTTTAGCGTAATTAAGAAAGGTCTCACTCTAGTTAATACTTCAAATACTACTAGTGGCGCCAATGTTGCTGGTGTGACCAGTACTGATTTTAGATTCTGGGGAACTGCAAGTAACTCAGAAAAATTAGGCGGAGTTTCAGCGTCCAGTTTTGTAAGAAACGATTCATCATCATATCCAACAGTTGTTCAGCGTTTTGCTGATGTTGGCTACACTGTTGGTAATGACAATGATCTTGCAGTGTACATTGATGGCGTTGTTCCTACAATTAAAAATCAATTAAGTGACACAATTATATTCCAAACTACATCTAGTGGTGTTAAAACTCCATTAAAACTAGTTGGCTCTGATATTTTACCAGGATCAAATAACGTTTCAAACATTGGATCGTTAACAGCTGGCGCAGGAAGCACACCTTTAAGATTTGCAACTGTTTATGCAACAAGTTTTAATGGTACAGCTACACAAGCTGATAGTTTAAATGTTGGCGGTAATTACAGAACAGCATCTGAAGCGGCTGGCAATAACACAATTGCTTCTAGAACTAGTAGCGGTGATTTAGTGGCCAACAATTTTAGTGGTACTGCATTACAAGCAAAATATGCTGACTTAGCAGAAAATTACCTTGCAGACGCCAATTACCCAATTGGCACAGTTTTAATGGTGGGTGGTGACAAGGAAGTTACAGCATGCCAAGTAGGATTCCGAGCAATTGGCCCAGTGTCTGAAAAACCAGCTTATTTAATGAACAGTGAGTTAGAAGGCGGTACTGCCATTGCACTAAAAGGGCGTGTTCCAGTTAGAGTAACTGGATCAATATTAAAAGGTCAACGATTAGTTGCTGGTAGTAATGGAACAGCACAGGCCGCAATGGGTAATACTGCTGATGTATTTGCAATTGCTCTTGAGTCTAATGAAGATGCAGGCGAAAAAATAATTGAAGCTGTAATCCTATAATAAATAGATAACGAAAGAGACATACTATGGCAACTGGATCACCAGGAATTTTTCCAAAAGAAGAAGGCAATATAATATATGCCGCTGATTATAACAACGTTCAAGGTACAGCAAATTTTTTGCTGGGCACAGGTCTTGCTGATTCGGGTTATGGACAGGCAATAACAAGCGGTCAAGTTGACTCCACATTAAAAGTTACTGCGGCACAATGGGTTGACTTAAGAACTGATTTATTAAAAATTAGACAACATCAAACTGGTGTTGATGAAAGTGCAGGCTTGGGTATTGCAACAACCAGCCTATTGGTTGATGATGCGTTTGTAAATCTTTTCAAAACGTTTGCAACTACATGTAATACAAATCGTTTAACAATAGCAAGTAATCAAGGAAC